TTCACCGAATCGCAGATGCCCAGCACACCACCGATGTTCAGCATCTGGATGATGTCGCCGGCCTTCACCGACTTCGGCACATGGCCGGAGTAACCGAACAGCGCGCGCCGCGGTCCCAGCGCACCGCCCCGTCGATGAACCCGCCACCGACCGGCTGCGCGACGCCCAGGCTCCATTCGGTATCGCCCCGGTCGTTGATGAACCCCGAACCCTGCAGCGGGCCGAGCTGCGCTGTGAACTGCGTGCCGCGTTGCTCCCACGATCCCACCGGCCAGCGCCACGCGCCGGCCTTGTGCACGACGACAAACACCAGGTCCGGCTGCGTCAGCCACGCGGCGCTCACCGCCTCGATCGTCGCCGTCAGGCTCCAGGCGACGCTGGCCTCGACGGGCTGGATCCGCCAGCCCGTCAGGACCGCGGCGGTCTGGTACCCCCGCTTGATCTGGCCGAGCGCCCCGCTGACGGTGCCCCGCGGGGTCACGGCACCGCCGCCGGCTCCAGCGTCCAGTCGCCGGCCCCGACGAACTTCCCGCTGATCGTGACGGCGCCGTCGGCGGCACACTCGATGCTCGACGACAGGTACGCCAGCCCGGTGAAGAAATGGGTCGGCGTCAGCGTCGACGGGACGAGCTCGAGCATGACCGGCACATCGCCGAGCGCGACGCGCAGGAAGGCCGGCGAGACCGTTTCATCCCACACGCCGGAAATCTCGCCCGAGATGTCCGGCAGGCCGAGGACGTACTGTTTGGTCGTGTCGCCGAAGCACGTCACGTCCTCTTTGTCGCGGTCCATGTCGAGCGACCACGAATTGAGGGCGGCGACGGCCGCCGCCGTCGCGCCGCCGGTCGGATCCATCTTGACTTGGCCTTTACTGCCGTGGTGTCGCATCGCGTCGGTCCTTTCGTCGGGTTACGCCGTCGGGTGGCTCAGGAGCTCGTACCGCCCGCCTTCCTGTCGCCAGCGGGCCTGGTTCGTCGGGTCGATCGTGAGCGGCGGCGTGAAGTGCTCGATCCGCCGACAGACCATCGCCTGGTAGCCGGCCGGCGACAGATCGAGCGCCGCATGGTGCAGGAGCTCGTCGATCCGCGCCGCGGCGCCCTGCGGCATCGCGCCGGCGGTCATGCGGATCATCGCCTTGACCAGGTAATCGCTGCGCTCGTAGAGCGTCGTCGCGTCGAGGCCCGGCTGGTCGTGGTGGTCGATCAGCACGACGACGACGACGGCCGTCGCGCCTTGCGGCGGCACGCTCCACCAGACGCCGTCGGGGCAGAGCGCCAGGAGCGCGGCGTCCGCGGCGAGGTAGGCGACGAGCGCGTCATGCACGCGGACGGTGTCAGCCATCGCGCAGCTCCCCGCCGACGGCGAGGCCATGGGCCCGCACCCGGGCGATCACGGCGGCGACGAAGGCCTCGCGGCCGCGCCGCGTCGCCGGCACGAACACCGGCCGCGGCGCCATGAGGGGCGTCCCGAACTCCACGAACGCGGCATACTCGGCGCCGACGACCACCCGCGACGCGAGCCGCGCCGGCCCGGCGGCGCCGACCGGGACGACCTGGACGCTGGCGCGCAGGGCGCCGGTCGCCACCGGGAGCGCGGCGCGCACCTCGTCGGCGGTCCGCTCGGCGATCGCCGCCTGGAGGGGTCGGGTTTCGGCCATCAGGTCGGGCGCCAGGCGCGCGAGCTCGCCGAGGAGCGCGTCGACGCCGTCGAGCCGCAGGACACTCGGCATCGCGTCAGGCCTCGAGGTCGGCCAGGAGCTGCATCTCGACGCCGCGCGCGTCGACGTTGAGCACGCTTTTGACCTGATACACCCGGCCGGCGGCATCGTGCATCCGCGCCCGCTCCGTCACGCCGGGATGGAAGGCCCCCTGCACGACGATCGCCGTGTGGGTCACGATCGCGCCCGGCGCCTGCAGGCGCTCGCCAGCGCCGGCCGCGGCCGGCTGGATGCGGACATACCACGTGGCCGGCGTGAGCGGCACCCAGGCGTACGTGAAGCCGCCGTGCCCGTCGGGGAGCGGCGGGCCGGGCGCGTCGAAGGTGACCCGGTGCTCGGTCTCGCCGATCGTCGTCATCAGGCGAGCCCCGGATCCCGCGTCCGCATCAGCAGGAGCGAGAGCCCCTCCCAGATCTTTTCGTCGTGCTCGTCGGCGGCATCGTCGCCGCGGTGCTTCCAGAAGTGCGCCAGGAGCTTCAGCGTCGCCGCCTGGACGACCGGCGGCGCCGTGGTCTCGTCCCAGCTCGGATCGGCTTGCGTCCCGATGTACTGAAAGATTGCGGCGCTCGCCTGCTCGAGATACAGCGTCACTTCGGCGTCGCGCGCCGGGTCAGTGACGTGCAGGGCGAGCTGCGCGTCCTCGAGGGTCACCAGCGTCATCGATCGCGGCCTCGTTTGACCATCAGCTGCCAGTCGGGCGCGGCGCCGGGCGCGGCCGTCGTCGCGGCGTGGCAGTACCACGCCGAGCCGCCGGCCGTGACCAGATCCCCCGGCGCGTACGCCTGGCCGGGGACATGGACGCCGCGGTACCGGAGGCCGACGCCGTCCTTCCCGTCGCGGCCGGCGGGCCCGGGCGGGCCGGGCACGCCCGCAGGGCCCGGGGGCCCGGCGAGCGGCTCGCGCGCCGCGAGGGTGGCGAGGCTGGTGTGCAGCGTCGCGACGGACACCTCGAGCGCACTGAGCGGCGCCGCCCACGGCCCGCCGGCCTCGAGCGCCGCCACGCGGCGCGCGAGCGGCTCCAGCGCGCCGCGGAGCGCCTGCCCCACCGAGGCCCCCAGCACGTCAGGCCGCATATACCCCCTCGAGCGCCGTCGTCAGCGCGGCGTCGAACGCCTTCGTGTCGGCCTCGTCGTCGGGCAGCGCGAGCAGCGCCGCGGCGGGCGCCGGTGCCGGCGGCGCGGCCTTGCTGAAGGGCTGATCGGCGTCGCGTTCGGCGAGCGCGGCCAGCGAGAAGTTCTGCTGCTGCATGTACGGCGTGTCACCGCCGGGGACGGGCCCGAGGCCGAACCACTTCCGCCGCGCCTCATCGGGCGAGAGCGCGCCGGCGCCGATCGCCTCGGCGGCCGCCTTCGTTTTCGTCGACGTGACCATCCAGATCAGATCGTCGATGTCGAACTCCACGCCGTGCGGCGCCGTGAGCTCGAGCCCTTCCTCGAGCGAACGCTCGAAATTCGTCAGCAGCGTCTGGATGCACTGCGAATGGTATTTCTGCAGCAGCGCCTCGAGGTCGGTGATGCCGCCCGAGCCCGGCAGATCGAGCAGCGCCGGCGGGACGTGGTACGCCGTGCAGACTTGCTGCGCGGTAAAGGTCGATTGCTCGATCAGTTGCGCGTCGGCCGCACTCACCGTCATCGCCTCGTACGTCAGACCTTTGCCGACGACCGCGACGCGGCCCGAGTTGGCGCCGGTGAAGTTCTCCTCCCAATACGCCTTGATGCGCGCCGCCTGCTCGTCGCCGATTTCGCCGGGCGCCGTCAGCACGCCGCCGGGGTGCGAGCCGCCGCGGAAGAACTGCTCGGATTTGGTCTGCATCGTCAGCCCGTGTTGCGCCGCCAGGCCGCACGCATAGAGCGGCGTCACGCCGACGAGCGGGTGAAACAGCGTGACCATCGGATCGTGAATGAGCTCGCGCGCCGGCACGACGAGCGGCTCGGCCTGCTCCGTCAGGCCAATGAGGGGATTCGTGCGCAGGCGGTAGTAGACCGCGCCGTCGGGCGCGACGAGCGGCTCGACCTTCAGCGGATCGAGCACATAGAGCGCCGTGACGACGCCGCGCGCGTCGCGCTCTTTCAAGACGTAGGCATTCCCCGCCGTGAGCTTCGCCGTGATCCACGACTCCACGAACTTGTGAACCGTCTGGTAGCGGTTCGGTTTCCGCAGCACGGGCGAGTACGCGGGGTTGGTGGCCGCTTCCCAGATCCCCGGCGACGTTTGGGCGACCAGCTGCAGATGCAGCTTGCCGATGTCCGTCGTGATCAGCGTCACGCACCCGTAGACGGCGAAATAGGCGAGCGCCGTCGGCGTCGTGATCTCCTGGTTCTGCTGCCAGGCGCCGGTGTACGGCTCGCGGACGATGGGGAACCATCCCCCGCGCGCGAGGGCCGGCGGCGTCAGGGAGGACGCCGCCGGGCGCGCGCGGGTGATTTCGTACCCAAAGAGCCGCAACAGGTCTCCTCGTTAGATCGCGCGTTTCGCGGCCACGCTCGGCTCGCCGTTGGTCCCGCTCGGCACCGGCCAGGCCGTCGCCGTGAGGTACTTGACGGCGTTCGCGTTGGCGCGCTTCCAGTGCACGAACCGCTCGGCGCGGAGGCCGATGAGGTTCTGCTGCCAGAGCGAGACATACACCGTCGTCGCGTCGGCCGGGGAGGCCGGCGCGCTATCCATCTGCAGCGAGGCCTCGCGCGAGGCATCGATCGAGACGCCGCCGTCGTCGGCGAACAGAATCAGATTCGGTTGCAGCGCGATCACGTTGGCGCCGGCCGTCTGCGACGTGATGAACGAGATCCCGCGGTACTCGCCGCCGTTCAGGCCGACGCCTGGAAATTGCGGCGAGCCGTCCAGGTTCGCGCGGAACGAGAGCGAGAGCGCGTTGGACGGCGACATGATGAACGTGACGCCAGAGACCGGGATCCCGTTCGTCGCGAAGTGATTGATCAGGCCCATGATGTCGGCGACCGGGTTGGTCGTCGCGGCGGCCGTCGGCGCGCCGTTGGTGATCGAGGCCGGATTGACGCCGACGACGGCGGCGACGGCCGGATCGATGAATTGCGAGTCGAGAAACTGCGCGATCCCCGCGATCATGTCGGCGCGGACGAGCTCCTCGGCGGACGGATTCGACAGCCGGACGAGCTCCTCGGTCAGGACGATAATCCCGGCGACCTTCGACATGCCGAGCGAATCGGACGTAAAGGCGAGCTTCGTCACCGGCTTCGGTTTCGCCTCGCCGACCCACCCGTAGGTGCCGCCGCCCGACTGCGCGGGGACCTTCGTATTGAAGGGGACCTTCCGCAGATTCGCAATGCGGCCGAGGATCGTGGCCGGCCGGAGCAGCTCGAGGAATTCCGTCGCGATGTTCTGATTGACGAGCGGCTGGGCCCAGGTCGCGTCGGTCGTCGTGCCCGCGGCGATCGCCGCCTTCAGCGACAGCGCCACCTCGGGCGTCGAATCGTCCCACCGTTTGGCGTACTCGGCCGCCTCGTGTTTGTTGCCGTGGCAGACCAGGAGCGCGCACGCCTGGCGGACGAACGCCGTCCCGAGCGGCACGTTGGGGCGGACGGTCACGCGCGGCAGATAGGTGTTCGTCCGGAGCACGGGCGCCCCGGGGACCGGGACCGCCGCCGCGATCTGCAATTTTTCATGGTCGCGCCAGCGGGTGAGGTCGGCATCGATCGATTTGACCTGCGACGCCAGACCGTCGTGTTCGGTCGCGGCGTCACCCTCGAGCGTCGTGCCGGCGTCGGCGGCGCTCTCCATGATCTCCGTCATGCGCGCGGCGACGGCGGCGCGCTTGTTCTCGAGGTTCTGAATGTGGTCGGACGTGGTCGGTTTCATGGTCGGCCTCACCGGGACGCCCGTAACGCCGGGCAGATGGAGGCCTGACGCGGCCAGGTGCGGCGCGTCGTACGACTTGATCATCTGGATCGTCGTGTCGACGTTCGCCGGGATCGTGACAAGCGAGAGTTCGCAGATTTCCGTCTTGATCAGCCGGGCGCCGCCGCCGGCCAGCGCCTTGATCCCGTCGGCGAGCGGGCGGAAGCCGATCGACACGCCGGTAATCAGGCCGGCCTTGATGCTCTGCCAGGCCTCATCGACGCGGTCGCGCACGGCGCCGGCCGCGGCCACCGACGGCAGCGTGGCCGTGAAGGCAATCCCGGCCGCCGTCGCCGTCAGGTGCGCCTGGCCGACCGGCCGCGAGACGTCGTGGTGGAGGAGGAGCGGCAGGGGATTCCGAAAGGTCGCGCCGAGCGGCTCCAGGATGTCGCCGTGCCGGTCGGGCGTCGGGGTCGAGGCGATCCCCGTAATCGTCCGGCGCTCGTCGTCGAGCGCCTTGATCTGCAGGACGGCATAGGCGCGGTCGAGCATGTGCCGCCGAGCGTAGCGAGCCCGCCAGACGCCGGTCGAGTTTTGCCGACAGAACTCCGCGGTCGGTATCGTAGCGAGCCAGCCGGGCGCAGGTCGAGTTTTTGGGACAGAACCCTACGGCCGTCGTCGAGCGTTCTCCTCGCGCGGCGTGGTCCCGGGGCGGAGCTGCTGACGCAGGTAGTCGGCAAACGACAGACGCGCGTCTCGCGCGCGCGTGTACAGCGCGTCGTAGGCTTTCGCCGGAAGACGCACCGACAGCCGCACCGACGGGTCGGTCGGGTCGAGCGGCGGCCGGCCTTGGCGGCGGCTCATGCCGTGGGCCCGCCGAAGATGTAGAGCTCGATCGGCCGCTCGGGCGCCGTGTGGTCGCGGTGCATGGCCTCGAGCGCCATCACCAGCGCGTAGACGCCGTCAATGCGGTCCGTCGATTTCGCCTTGCTCGGCTGGATGTTGCCGGCCGCGTCGATGTCCACGGCGGCGTTCGCGACATTCCAGCGGAGGATCGGGTGTCCGTCGTGGCGCAGCGTCCGCGACAGGATGGCCTGCTCGAGCGCCTTGCTGGGCGCCGACAGCGTCGCCTTGCCCTGCCGCATCTTGACGCAGACGAAGCCGTCGAGCTCCTCGAGGCGCTTCGTCAGGTCGGTGGCATTCCAGGGGTCGTACGCCACCATCCGCACCTG